CATCAATAGCACAAATGATAGGGGCTCACGGAACAGAGATTGCACAGGCTGGCATCAAGATACTAACTGCAGTTATTAATGGAATAGTGCAGGCAGCACCAGCATTACTATCCGCAATTGGGCAAGTCATTTTAGCGATAGGAAAAACGCTTGTAGCAAGTGCACCAGCGATACTATCGTCGATTGGATCAATAGTAAGCAATATCGGATCCATGATACGTACGCACGCTCCGGCACTACTACAAGAAGGGGCGCAACTATTGGTGCAGCTCGCACAAGGGATAGCTAATGCACTACCGACATTGGCTGCCAAAATTCCACAAATTATAATCAGCATTGCAAATTTTATTAGGCAAAATTTGCCATCGATATTACAATCAGGACTCGAAATTGTCATAACATTAGGAAAAGGATTAATACAAGCAATCCCGTCACTAGTTGTCAATATTCCACAAATAGTCATTGCAATTGCAACAACTATAGTATCCCTTGCGGGGCAACTGGTAGCCGCTGGGGCAAGGCTCATATTGTCACTCGCACAAGGAATCGCATCTAAATTTGGGCACGCTATATCAACAGTGGCATCCTTTGCGGGAAGAATACCAGGGGCAATTAGAAGAGGCGTTGGGTCACTAGCTAGCATAGGAGCCCATCTGATTGAGGGGTTTAAGCAGGGTATGATCTCTTGGGTTGGTGGCAAAGCAAGGGCAATCAAAGACAAAATCAAGAGCGTCCTAGGCATTAACTCACCATCCAGATTCACAATTTGGATTGGAGAAATGATGAATGAAGGGCTGATTAAAGGATTAGATCGGAATTCTGACCGCGTACTAAATACGGTTGCGGCAAACATGCACGCTGTTAAAGGTTATATGACTGATACAACATTTAATGCAAGCCGTATAGCAGCGCAGCCAATGAGCGGAGGAAATCAGACTATAGTAAATCAGCATATACACATACATGAACAGGTGCAGAGCCCAAGTGATATAGCTAGAGCGTTAGAACGAAAAGCCATAATTATGGGATTGGCGGGG